TTATTAGACGGATTAAATTCTGCTACAACAAATACAGCTTCTACTATTGTTGCTCGCGATGCCTCAGGAAACTTTGCAGCTGGCACAATAACTGCTACATTAACTGGTAGTGCTACTTCACTAGCTACAGCAGGTACTGTTACAGCTGAAACACTAACCACTGACCCGCCTACAGGATTAACTTTTAGGCAAGCATATTCGAATGGTTACCCAACTACTTATGGTAACGTAATTAGTTTAGGCGGTGCTGGACACAATCAAATATTTTTTGGTTGGAGCGGCGTAAGTGGAGCAAGTGCTGACAACTATATTCGTAGTCAGCGCGACACTGGTGACGCAAACTGGAGTGCCTGGGCTAAGATCTGGACTGATGTTAATGACGGCACGGGTAGCGGATTAGACGCAGACTTATTAGATGGATATAATGTTGGTACTAGCGGTGGAACTATTCCACTACTTAATACCGCTAATACTTGGTCAGCCACACAAACCATACCAACACTAGCAGGCAATACTCAGATTACTGGTGGCTTAACTATTAGTGGTTCAGTTGCTAGTGGTGCTAGCGATATGGGCGGATTCCGTGGTGCTGGTACTAACCTTGTACTAAAGGGTGACTCGGTTGGCCGTAGCGGTATCTTTTTTGAATCTGAAAAAGATGGTGTAAATATTAATCATGCAAGTGATTATGGTTTTATTCAATTTCACCCTTATGGTTTAGACGGTTCTGTAGGTGAATCAAACCGATTAGTAATTGGTGTCGCCAATGATCTTGATGACTTTGTAGTCTTGCAAGCACCTGGCCGAAACGGATTAAAGTTTTCGTTTCAAGATGCTACTAGTGGCGGTCAAATGCCGCTTTACAATATCTACCACGAAGGCAACTTTCCAGACGATACTGTATTAAATGATATTGCAAATCAATTTGACGGAGCAAAAGCCGTATTTGATTTGCGTGTAGAGCAAACAGCTGTAACAAGCCTTGTTGACTCAAAAGAATTAGAGGTAGTTATTGCGGGACAGAAATTAAATCCCTATATTGATATACTAACCTATCCTTGGCTTTCACCATACGACTCTTTTAAAGGATTTAGAGTTCGTAGTGGGCAAGTTACAATATACAACGCACCATATGCTGGTGACTCCTCGCATATCTCATACAGAAAACCTTCTGTAAGTAGACAAAAGCGTAGGTACCCTTTTTCTGCAGCAACAATTGCATTCGGAGATTAATATAAATGAAACATGTAATACTAGAAGCGTACTCTTTTAATAATAGTACCAGAACAGTTACCGTAATTGGTAAAAATATCAGACGAGAACAACTGTTGTTGATTACAAACGTAACTTCAAATACAGTTATTTATAACTTTAGTGACCCTGCCCTAGGAGCTACTAGCTTTACAAATGCGGTTGATGCGGTAACAGGCCAAGAAACCACAACGGTTATTCTTGCTTATAACACTACTGCTATGGCGGCAACAGATAAGCTCTCTATTTTAGTAGAAGAAACTTACACTGACATTTTACCTGCAGAACAACTTCGCGATCCTGTTGATAAACTTCGTGTGTCAACTCCACAGTCGCTAATTGATACTGACTTTGAGTATGGCATGCAGCCTACAAAATGGGAAACAATTGCTCTTTTAAATAACCGTCCAAGTGCGTTTTATGACGCTACTGCTGGTATTTCTAATACAGCAGCTGCCGGTACTTTTGTAGGTGCAAGCGGAAATTATCAGATTACTGGTATTACTGTAGCCACAAAAACAATAACAGTAGCTATTAATAATACCACAGGTATTACTGTAGGTTTACCAATCTTTATAACAGGTACAATAGATCCTGGAAGCGTTGACGGATGGTGGGTTGTTGAATCTTTGGTTGCTAACACATCCATATCTTTTACTGTAACAAACACTCCTCCAGGAACATTGTTTGATGCAACAAAAACTTATTTGTATATTGGCGCTTGGTTTACTGGGGCTGCAATTCCTGCTGCAACTAATGCAATTACTGTAAATGGTACAATAGGTACTGTAACCACAACTGGTACTCACGGATTGCGTGTTGGTGACGGTTTTTACATTATTGGTACAAGCGGTGCCACAGGTTTGCTAAACTCTAGTTGGGTTGTTGCAACTACACCAACTAACAATACATTTACGTTTGCCTGTACTGCAACTGGTACAATTACTGCAGTCTTAAATGCTTCTATTTATCCACGTGGATTAGGATATACTGAACACAGACCTTATGACGGTGGCGTACAGTTTAGTAATGAAACACCTTATCACGGATATCAGATTATTCGTCAAACACGTCGTCAATTCCGCTATCAGTCTGGTAAAGGTATGCAGTTTTCAACTGGCAGTATTTTAAAACCAGCATTATATGTTGAAAACGTTACTTCTAGCGGTACTACAGTTACTGTAACTACCCGCTATCCACACGGACTTTTACCAGGTGCAATAGTTAGAGTAACAGGTGCTGTTGAAACAGCTTATAATGGAAACTTTACTGTTACAACTGCAGCTAACTCACTGACTTTTACCTATACAGCCCTATCTACACCTAGTGCTGCAACAGCTACTGGTTTTCCTATTAATATTGCTCCATTCTCTTGGTACGGTGGATCTAACCGAGTAGGTATGTTTGATAGTCAAAATGGTTTTTACTTTGAATTTGACGGACAAACACTATATGCAGTAAAACGCTCTAGTACAGCTCAACTTTCAGGTAAAGTTACAGCAACTTTAGGTTCGCAGAGCGTAGTTGGCACAACTACTAAATTTAGTAGTCAATTGAAGCCAGGCGACTTTATTGTTATTCGCGGAATGAGCTATTTGGTACAAAGCATTACTAGTGATACTCAAATGTACATATACCCAGAGTACAGAGGTGCTACAATCGGAAATGCTATTGTTAGTAAAACTATTAATACTCGCTACCCACAAAGTTCGTGGAACATTGACAAAATGGACGGAACAGGTCATAGTTTAATGAACTTAGACTTAACTAAAATGCAAATGTTCTATGTTGACTATACTTGGTATGGTGCAGGAGCAATTCGTTTTGGTTTTAAAAATACACGAGGTGAAGTAGTTTATTGCCACCGTATCCCAAATAATAACGTTAATACTGAAGCGTATATGCGTTCAGGTAACTTGGTTGCGCGGTATGAAACTAATACTATTCCGTATCAAACATTTGTAACCTCAACATGGGCAATCGGTACGGGCACAGGTGTAATTACTGTGGCAGATACTACTGGATGGCCACCAAGCGGTGTAGTGGCTGTTTATGCACCGGCTGCAACTGGTGGTGCAATTGAGTACATGGCTTACAGTGCAAAGACACTTACATCTTTAACTATCAGTGCTCGAGCACAAACTGGTGGAACTAGTGCTACGGCGTTTACATACTCAGCGACTGCTCCTTTAATGGTTGAACTATATAGTCCACAAGCAGCAAGTACTATCAGTCACTGGGGTAGCTCAGTTATTATGGATGGACGTTTTGATGACGATAAATCATTAGTTTTCGTTGCAGGTATGAGTGCTGCAGTTTCCAACATTGCCGCAGGTGCTACTCAGCCATTGATTAGTATTCGTGTATCACCAAGTGTTGACAATGGTTTAACTGGTATTCTGGGTAGCAGAGAGATTATCAATCGTATGCAACTGGTTCTTCGTAGTATGGGAGCGTATACTACTGGCACAAATATGACTTTCTTGATCAGCTTGCGATTAAACGGTCGTTTAAGTGCCGGAACATTTGCTGGAGTAGGCGGATCAAGTCTTGCGCAAGTTGCTTATCATGCAGCTGGACAGACTATTAGTGGTGGCGAACAGATCTTTGGATTCTTTACAACTACTCCTGGCGTTACTGGACAAGACTTGAGTACGGTCCGAGATATTGGTAATAGTATACTAGGAGGTGGAAATACATTTGCAGTACCTAATACCGCTAGCAATGTATATCCAGACGGTCCTGATATTTTAACAATTTGTGCAACTAACGTTACTACGCAAGCTACAAACTCTATTAACGCACGTATTTCGTGGACCGAAGCACAAGCATAAAGGATAACATATGTCATCAAGAAAGAGTATTCAACAAGTTGTCTCTTCAACCGAACCGGTTGGAGGGTCTCTTGGTGACGAATGGTTAAACCCAACAACAGGGGTATTGCGAAAGCTTACCCTTGTTAATGGCGTCGTACAATATTTAGATGTTGTAACAAGCAACTACAATATACTACAACCTGTAGCCAATGTTAAATTCTTAGATGGTGCTATACGTGATACTAGCTGGTCTGCTGCAATAGGAAATAATATTCCTGTTCGCCATCCTGATGGTTATCTATACGCAAACTATTTTAATACACCAGCAGATAAAACAACTGGAGTTCCTAGCCATATTGCTATTCAAACCAACAGTGATAATTATATTCGTTGGAATACATTTGCACAATTTAGAACTAACTTAGGTATTATTGACCCTGTCACACTAGCTGCTTCACTTCGTGCTAATCGCAATATTAGTGGTGGTGGCACAATTACTGTTAATGGTAGTGGTAGTGTGCTTTGGAGCGCTCGTTTTATTGTTATTGCTAATGGTCGTGGCACTAACTTTACAACTAGTGGTTATTTTGATATTAATTGCCCTGTAAGCGGAACAATCACTGGTGTAGGTGGTGCTGGTAATCAAACGGCTACAGCGGCTGGTGTACCTTTAACTGGTTGGCAAGCACTTTATTATATATTACCTATTGGTAGTAGTGAAGGTACTGTAGCAGCAAATTTTCGTATAGCACAATTTACTGCTGATTTAGATATACCACATAACTGGGTATTAATTTGTGTGGTTAATGGGGATAATGGATATTATCACTTTCCAAATGGCGTAAACTTAAAAGTCAATCAAAACTCTACTAACCTTTATACCAACGGTGGCTCTATTGTTAGTAATGTAACAGGTACACTGTCAAATAGTTCTACAGGAACAAATAGTGTAACATTGTTATCTGCTACTATGGCTGATAATGATTATTTTCGTATTTTAGTAGGCGGTACTGCAACAAACGCAGGTTATGCAGAAATTGCAACTGCTGATGACGGTTCAGAACCAATTTATGTTCGTCAATATACTGGCGCATTTGCAACACTTACTCGCACAGCCACTATCTTAGATGCTTCAGGAAACACAAGTTTTCCCGGTAGTGTTACAGCAGGCACAAATTACCTAGGTACAGGAGCTACATTTACTAGCTCTAGTGGGGCTACTCACGGTCAGATCAGATTAAAAACTAGCGCTGGCACTACTGGTTATGGTTTTATTCAACGACATGATGGTAGTGACTATTATCTTTTAGTTACAGCTAATAATGATGCTGACGGTACTTGGACAACGGCAAGGCCTTTTAGTATTAATTTGGCAACAGGTAATACTAGTTTAGGCACAACAACTGCAGCATCACTTACAGTTACTGGCGACTTAACTGTTAATGGTACAACTACCACAATTAATTCAACTACACTAACAGTTGACGATAAAAATCTTGAATTAGGTTCAATAGCATCCCCAACAAACGTAACAGCCGACGGTGGAGGTATTACACTTAAAGGTGCTACTGATAAAACATTTAACTGGGTAAATGCAACAACTGCATGGACTAGTAGCGAGCATATTGCCCAAGCAGCTGGTAAAACACATATTTTTACAGGTGCTACAAGCGGTACAATTACGCTAACTCCAGCCGCTGTAGCAGGCACAACAACATTAACATTGCCTGCAACAACAGGTACATTAGTAACTACTGGTGATACTGGTAGCGTAACAAACACAATGTTGGCAGGTTCAATTGCTACAAGCAAGATAACTGGTCTAGCAGCATCAGCAACAACAGATACAACAAACGCAGCTAATATTAGTTCAGGTACTTTACCTGCAGCACGTATGCCAGCACACACTGGCGATGCAACTAGTACAGCTGGTGCTGTTGCACTTACACTAGCAACAGTTAATTCTAATGTAGGATCCTTTGGCTCCGCCTCATCAATTCCTGTTATCACAGTTAATGCCAAAGGTTTAGTTACTGCAGTTTCAACGTCAGCAGTGTCTATTCCAAGCGGATCAATTTCTGTAACTGGTGGTGATTTAACATTGTCAGGCACAACCGGCACAGCAATTACAAATGCTACATTAGCAACAGTTAATTCGAATGTAGGTTCATTTGGTTCTGCAACTTCAGTACCTGTGTTAACAGTTAACGCTAAAGGTTTAGTAACTGCTGTTTCAACAGCCACAGTTGGTTCTTTACCAACACAAACTGGCAATGGCAGTAAATATTTAACCACAGACGGCACAACTGCTAGTTGGGCATATGTAGCTGCAACTGTAGTTTCTGCTACAGCACCAACAAGTCCTATCAATGGAATGAAGTGGTTGGATACTGTAACTGGCAACGAGTACACTTATGTTAATGATGGTGATAGTTCCCAGTGGGTTGAGCTAGGCCCTCTTAATGGCGGAAATGCATCAACTGCTATAACTGCTGTTAATTTATCTGGCGGTACTACAGGAACTATACCTTATCAGTCAGGTGTAAATACAACTGCGATGTTAGCCACAGGTACTAGTGGTCAAGTTTTAACTTCACAAGGTGCTGGAGCTCCTATATGGTCAGCTATCAGTATACCTAGTAATGCCACACTAACAAACCCAACTATTACTAACTATACGGAAACAGCCTATACTATTAATTCTGGTAGTGGCGGACTTACCCTAAGTTTAAGTAATGGTACCGTTCAGATTATTACTTTAACAGGTGTCATTACATTTCAAATGCCTACAGCAGTAGCAGGCAAATCTTTTACTATACTACTTAAAACAGGTACTGGTGGATTTACGGTTACGTGGTCAACAGTACAATGGCCTGGAGGTATTGCACCAAGTTTAACAGCTACCGCAAACAAGTTAGACAAATTTGTGTTTACAAGTGATGGTACAAATTGGTATGGCTCAAACGCTGGCCAAAATTACAGTGTATAAGGAACGTTAATGTTTTCAAGTAATACAGCACAAGTCGGTAGTAGCGGTCCTGCTAATTATATTGAAGATGTGTTTAGCACATATTTATATACTGGAGCATCAGCGGGGAATGATACTACTTTTATTAATAATATTGATTTGACTACCAAAGGTGGGATGGTATGGCTTAAACAAAGAGATTCAACAGGACCTAATCCAACTAGTTCAGGTTATGCTCCTGGTAATCATTATATTTTTGATACGGCACGAGGAAATCAAAATGCTTTGTGCCCGTCTGCTGCTGTTGGTCAAGACACAAGTTTTGGAAGTGGGTATTTTAACTTTTTAACTAATGGTTTTAATACAGGTAACGGTGGAAACGGATATACTAATATAACTGGAAATATTTTTGCTAGTTGGACATTCCGCAAACAAGCAAAGTTTTTTGATGTTGTGACTTATACAGGTAATGGGGTGAATAACAGAGCCATTGCTCACGCCTTGGGCACTGAGCCGGGGTGCGTAATTGTCAAAGCAACATCTAACGCCCAAAACTGGCCAGTCTATCACAGATCAACTGGTGCAAATACAATATTTTGGTTAAATGCTACAAACGCAAACACTGCAAATACTGGTTATTTTCCCACAGCTCCAAACTCAACATCTTTCTATGTTGGAACGGACACAGATGTAAACCAATCTGGATACGCCTACGTAGCATACATCTTTGCTCATAACGCAGGTGGCTTTGGTTTAAATAATACAGACAATGTGATTACGTGTGGAACTTATACGGGAAATGCTTCTCTATCGGGCCCTGTTGTAACACTTGGCTATGAGCCTCAGTGGGTATTGATAAAACGCACTGATTCAACTGGCAACTGGTTACTTCAAGACAACATGAGAAGTTTGTCTCATACAAACACAGATATGTTGTTTCCAAATCTTTCTAACTTAGCAACAACAGGTGCATATCCATCAGTTGTTCCTACGGATACTGGTTTTTATATTGGTGACAATGGAACAAATTATAACGCATCTGGTGGAACTTACATCTACATCGCTATCCGCCGTGGCCCGATGAAAGTGCCTACAGTAGGCACAAGTGTGTTTAGTACTATTGTGGCAAACAATGCTCAAGGTACACAAAACACAACAGGTTTTCCTGTTGATATGCAATTAGCAAAATACACAGCGGCTCTTGGTACTTATGCTGCTGACAGATTACGAGGCGTATCTAC